CTCCGCCTTGTCTTCGCTTGGGACATCCCACAGCGCCCAGATGAGCGTCACAAGGGCTAGTGGCATTCCGGCTAGGTAGAGTGTGAGAAGGATCGTCATGTCGCGCTCCTCGCTGTGAACCGCTCGTCGGCTCTGTCCTGGCTCTGCTCCCAGAACCGCATTCGCTCAAACTCCACCGCTATCTTGGCGCGGTTGGCTTCAGTGCGCGCCCGGACCATGCGGTCGATATAAGCCCCCCATGCATCGCTGCCCTTCACCTTGGCTTCTGCCTTCGCCATTGAGTAGGTGGGGAAGTCGCGGAGCAGTTCGTTGACCTTCTGGCTAAACACCGCTGTCTTGCTCTCTTCAAGCATACGAGCGGCGCTGTCCAAGTCGGTCCAGCGGTTGGCTGCTTCGCGATATAGCTCGCTCTGGGGGCGGCGGTTGGTCATCCTTGCGCCGCTCCCCCGTTGTTTGCGACAAGACTTAGCCGCTGCTCAAAACGCATCAGCGCCTCTTCGATCTGTGAAAGCCGCGCCTCAATGCGGTCTACGCGCCGCTGAAGTGCGCGAGTGTCATTTATCGCGCTGTTCATCATGCCGCTTTGAATTTCATCATCTTTAGACCAGCTCATTCCGCTGCCCCCCGCATCAGCGTCTTCCGCGTTTCAAGGATAGCCCCCGACACCTGCCGCGAGCCTTCGTCGTAGACATCCCGCAGGCGCTCCAGCTTTGTCTTGTTAGCCTCCACCCAGGCATTCAGCGATGCTGCGTCTGTGAGCGTGCCAATGGCCTTGATGGCTTCATCCACGTAGGACTTGGCGGCGGCTGTCTTGTCTTCTGCCTTCGGGGCCGGACGTGCTGGCGGTTCGTAGTTGCCGCGCTGGCTAGCTGCGTTGCCGTCATCGTCTTCGTCAGCCACAACGCCAACCATTGCTGCGAGGCTGATCCTGCGCGCATAGGTCGTGGCGCTCGCGTAGCCCTGCGGGTCTTCCTTGACGGGCCTTACGAGGTACTGACCTTCAAGCCACTGCCCTGACTTGTGCATCAGGCGGGTCTTGAGAACGACCGCCCCGCTCTCCAGAATGTCGTGAGCCTGAACGACGGCAATGTCGTTCTTGCTTAGGCAATCGCCGATGGCATCCTTGACCGCCGACAGGTCCGCGTACTTGCTCTTAAAGTGCGGGTTAACGCTGTCCTTCAGTGCGGATTTGACGCCAGCCTGTGCCTTGGCCAGAGCGCCTGCGATCTCGTTGATCTGTTCCGAAGTTCTCATTCAAGCCTCCATAAACGGCCAGTTAGGGCCGACGTGTTTCCAAGATTCTCTGCGCATAATTCGTGAAATGGTCATCGGTGACGCTGCGTATGACCTTGCAATTTCCGCCTGTGTGAACAGCGGGGCCATTGCCCGAATTGCCCACACATCGTCTTCCGTCAGGACAGCCTGGTTGTTGCTAGACCCGTTGCGCGGCGTGGGCGGGACGTTCCGGCCCTTTGCAATCATGTCGGCAATGTTTTCTTGCTGCGTTCCAAGGAACAGGTGCGCGGGCTTCACGCAGGCCCGGTTGTCGCAACGGTGAAGCACGCACATCCCTTTGGGAATTGGCCCGTGGCTTAAAGCCCATGAGACCCTGTGCGAACGGCACTCACCAGCTATTGTGGCGCAACACCCATAGCCAAGGTTCGTCTTGCTCTTTGCCCATTCCAAGCAATCGCCAGCCACTTTGGTTCGCGGCGTGAAATAGCTTTCCCAAGTCCACATCACTTGGTCCTCCAAACTGGTGTTCCGTTAAACTTCCTGCTGCCCTGAAAGCCCCGGCTCTTGATGGTGCCTGGCGGGTTGGGCTGGCTGTGTTTCGTTGCAAGGCGCTTGGCCTTGGCTATCTTGTGAATGTCGCCACCTGCTGACGTGGCCTTGTTGCCGTTGGTTTTCTTGGCGGCGCACTCTTTGTGAACCCAGCGAAGGTTTTCAGCCTCGCTTGATCCGCCCAATTCGTGGGGGACAAGGTGCTCAAGGATGCGCGCATCATCAGCGAACAACTGAAATTTGCAGATGGCGCACCAGATGCTGTCGCCAAGCCCTTGCCTAATAGCAACGCTGACCTTCGTGGCCGTCGAGATGTGCGGACGCTTCATCGGTGCGCCTGCCTGATGCCAAGCATGGCGTCGACAAGCAGGATTGCTGCCTTGGCCCTTGCCTGTATCTCAAACAGATCGGCGTCCGTTGGGTGCCCGTGGAGCAATCCAACGCATGTGCCAAACTCCTGCCTGATGTCGCTTTTGGCTTGTTCTTCAGCCAAGAACATCGACATGCGCGGGGATGGGAAGTGTGCGATGTTGCTCACAGCTTGCCCCCACCAAACTCGAATGACTCGATCAGGTGCATCATGCAGAACGGGCCTGTCGCCGTCTGGCGATGCCTGCAGCCCTCCAAGGCGCAGAACGGGCGGCTGAGATATTCAGCCCGTGCCATCTCGCGTCGGATGCCTGCCTTGCGGCTAGTGAGTTCGCGCGCGGTGTCGTCGCAAGCGTCACCTTCCGGGTCAAAGCGGCTGGCTGTGGGGTCGATCCAGCTCATACCAGCGACCCCTTCACGAGTTCGCGCAGAGCGTCTTCATAACGGACACGCAAAAAGACGAGGCCACGCAACACGGCGTCCTTGTAAACGCCATCTTCAGCCTGTTCATGTGCCGCTGTGAGTTCCGCCAGTTCCCGACGCATGGCAATCAGCCACGGGTCGGATGCAGCCGCTTCGGCTCGTTCGAGGATGGTCATCGCGCCACCTCGACGTAGTAACCAGCCTTGAGGTGATGCCGCGTCTCGACATCACATGCGCTGCGGATCTTCACGGCGCTGTCGTAGCGACCGAGATTGAAGCTTACGATCATGCAGCCAAACACAATCGCGCAGGCGACTGCTGTGGCTGAAACATTGAATGGGGTCATGTCAGTTCCTCCCTTTTGGTATAGTGAACATGGGCCATCCCGTTACCACTGTCAACACACAATCGCACACAATCGGAGAAATATTATTGCTTAATTTGGCCGTTGACGGGGGCAACCGAGCAATGTAGTGTCGCACCCATGACACCGAACCAGCTAATAGCGCTTCGAAAGCGCACCGGGATGGAGCGCCCTGCTTTTGCAGACGCTCTTGGCGTGGAACGCACAACCATCTGGCGATGGGAAACGGGTTCCAGGCGCATAGACAAGTTCACAGCCGAGGCAATCAAACGCCTTGTGGACCGTCTGGTAAACGAAACAGCTTAACCTAGGGGGAAGAAATGGACCGCACACAAGATACAGTATATGCCGACGAGCAGCCGCAGGGTGCCGGGAACGATAACGCGCCGCTAACGGATGCGTTGCACACAAAACGCACGCACATCAAGTCGCTCATTGCCAACGCAGCAAAGGTTAACGGTGTCACCTACGAAGCCATTATGTCCCGCGCCCGTCCTCGCGACGTGTGCCGCGCGCGCTTTGCAGCCATCACTGCCGTCGCTGCTGCTTATCCAGACATGAGCTTTCCGCGTCTGGGTCGCATCTTCAACCGCGACCACAGTTCAATTGTCCACGCCCTGATGGTGAGCGGTGTTCCGCCGCGCTCAGGCCGTGTCGAGCAATACAAGAAATTCGCCGCCGCAATGAAGTGGCGAGTGGTGGGGGAAACACCAACAGAAGGAGGCACTACAAATGGCAACACTTAAAGAGCACTGGGACCGTCTTTTCGGCCCCGCAGCAGAAGCGCAGGACTTCACGTCAACCACGCTGAACGCTTTGTTTGACGAGGTCGAACAGGACCCACGGGCAGGGCTGGGCAATTTGTCGAAGCGGGCAATCCTTATCGACAAGATCATTTCGCAGCATCGCATCGTGGTTGCTCAGTACCGGCAGATCACACCGAAGAAGCCCGCACCGGCAGTTCCCGGCGATGTTGCGACCGGCATCGAACTGGGCACGCCCATCCAGCTTGCAGCCGCACAGGCAGCGAAGAAGGCGGGGATGTAGCGTTTCCCCTCGCGGCTAACCTCCCCTTGTCGCGGGGTCAACTGGGGTGGGCTTCGGCTCACCCCCTTTCTTCAGGTGACGGATGAAAGTGCAAAACAAATACCGCGCCCAGCCTGTCCGAGACGAAGACGGCTACTTCGCGTCCAAGAAAGAACACAAGCACTGGCAGCTTCTGAAGCTGCGCGAGCGCGCCAAGGAAATTTCCAAGCTGGAACGCCAGGTGCGCTTCCGGCTTGAGCACAACGGCATTCACATCTGCGATTACGTGGCCGACTTTGTCTACTTCGAAGGCCAGCGCCGCGTCGTCTGTGACGTGAAGGGCTTCATCACATCCGAGTTCAAACTGAAGGCCAAGATGATGCGGGCCTTCCTCAACATCGACGTGGAGACAGTCTAATGGGCGGCACTCAATCAATGTTACCGACGAAAATGTGGACCGCTAGTCGCGAAGACAGCGAATTCCTCGCCATGAAGATCCGCAACTATTGGTTTGCACGTGGCTTCACGGTGAAGACCGAAGTGTATGGCTTGAGCGAGTTGGGCGAGTCCTATCCGAGCGGGGCACACATCTACAGCGTCCGCTCAAACATGGTCGGTGGGTTCCCGAACCGTGACCCGGATGCCCCAATAAATGCGTCCGTAGTCGCACCACGGCGATCGGCAATTGTGCCCCGCAGCGAGCATCAGATGGTGCGCGCATGAGAGACTTGACGCCAATCCTCATGGGCGACCCCTCGGCCACTTACCGACGCGCACCGACCGAGCGCGAAAGGCTTGGCATGAAAGCAGCGACCAGCCACGAGCAAAAAAGAAATGCTCGAAAAATCACAGATACCTTTGATTGGCCCGTGGGTGTTGAGCGAATCTACACGTCATGGCGCAAAGCCAGGAATGCACAGAGCACCCTGTATGCAAAGCAGATGCAGGGGATTCTGAGGACACGAAAAGACGGCACCGTCTCAGTTCGAAGGGTTCAGTAATGGCACGCATCAGGACGATCAAGCCAGAGTTCTTCCGGCACGAAGGTCTGCAAGACCTCGCAGCAGAGCATGGGGCGCACGTCATGCTGGTCTTTGCTGGCCTCTGGGGGCACTGCGACCGCTTCGGCAGGTTTGAGTGCAAGCCCCGCCACCTCAAGCTGGACATCCTGCCGTTCCTTGATTTCGACATGGCTGACACGATCCGCGCCCTTGAAGGGGCTGGCTTCATCCAGACCTACGAAGTGGGAAGCAAGCGGTACGGCTTCATTCCGTCCTTTGCCGAGCACCAACGCTTCGGAGGGAAAGAAGCGTCCGAGCCTGCGAAATACCCAGAACCGCCAGTGAAGTCAGCGGGAAGCAATGGGGAAGCAATGGGGAAGCAATCACCCCCGCTGGAAGAGGAAGGGAATGGAATAAGGGAAGAGGAAAGGGAAGGGAATGGAGAAGATGCGCGAGAACAAGTTCTCGCTTCCCCCGAACCTGAAACCAAACCTCTGCCTGTTTCCAAAGCCAAAAACACCAAGCCCGAAGTCCCACGCGGCACACGCTGGCATCCCGACAACTGCGTCCCTGACGAGTGGCAGGACGCCGCGAGCGATGCCAGGGAGCGGGCCGGGTTGGGCGCGGTCGACATGCGGCACGAAGTGGTGAAATTCAGCCACTATTGGGCCAGCCCTGACGCGAAAAACCCCATGAAAAAAGATTGGCGACAGACCTTCATCAACTGGATTTTGAACTCGAAAGGCGCAGGAAATGGACACGGAAAACCGAATGGACAGCATGGGCAGACTTCCGCAGCCGGGGATGTCTTTGGCCGTCTCTACGCCACAGCCCGCGCTCAACGTGAAGCTGCTGGGGAATGACTTCGCACAGCCGTCTGACGGCGAGGTTGTGTCTCGGCAATTGTACCGGCTAGCGGCAGTTTTCGGCGATCCGTGGGGCCGCAACACGGGCCAGCTCCAGCAGATGGCGAACGAATGGCTTGAGGCCCTGTCAGACCTTCCGGCGGCAACCGTCGAGCGTGGCGTCAGCGAGTGGGTCAAGACCGGGGACCGCTGGCCGAGGCCCGCCGATGTCCGCAAGGCCGCAGAGCGTCAGGTGCATGACCGGGTGGTCAAGGTATCTGCCGAGCGCAAGGTTCACGAGCGCAGGCTGAAGCCGACCGAGTCCATGGTGGCGTTTGCCTACCGGACATCCCCGCTGCGCCGAAACCCGACTTGGGACCGCTACCTCGACACGGTGCACCAGACCGTCGAGCACAATTATTTCGTGAACGCACGGCTTGGCGACTACGAGAACGTTTGCCTGGTCGACAGTGAATTTCAGGCGGAGTGGATCCGGCGCAATTGCACAGACGCGCTTGAGCGACACTTCGGCTGCAAGGTGGCGATCAGGGTCGCCGCATGAACTACGCCTACACCCCCGCATTTGATTTTGACGCAAAGGAGACGGACATGACTTTTGACGAACTGATGACCATCCTGAAAGACACGACGCTGACCGACTACCAGCGCGCGGCAAACATCCATGCTGCTCTGACAGCAGCCACGCGCCCCTCTGCGCTGACTCTACAGCCCCAGAAGGCACGTAAGGCGCGCACAGCTACCCCAAAGCCTAAATCGCCCGCCAGTGACTCTCTGAATGGATTTGCGGGGCATGTGGATAACGAGGCCACGAATGCCAATTGAGTTCTGGAAAGCAAAAACCGGGTGGTTCTGGACTGCCCGGTCCCCCAACGGTCGGATCATTTCTGACAGCGCAGAAATCTACTCATCTCGCGCCAAGGCAATCCTAGGCGCTAAAGCGACAGCAAGGGAGTTTGAAGCGTGGCAAGACGAAAACAGGCAGAAGAACCTCAAGGGTCAGACTTCGGAACCCCGGAAGCGCGCAGGCAAGCGTTCCACATCGTTGAGCAACCCGACCCGCAAGACCGTCAAACGCGGCGGGTAAGGGTGGAGCAGGACATGGTGGAATGGTATCTCAGACGCCAGTACATCACCACCACTCAGGCTGACGCGCTCAAGAAATGGCAAGCCGACGCTTACCTTGCCGGGCTGATGCCTGCCTGTATCGGCGGCTACGGCCAGACGGTAAACGGCGGCACGACAGAGTTCAGCGACATGCGGGTCGCTGCCATTGCCAGAAGGGCGAACGCCATCATCTTCCTGACCAACTTGAGCAAACACGCTGTGCCGATGGTCGACGCTGTGGCTATCAATGGCAAAAGCGCAGGGCGCTGGATCATGGAGCATGTGGGTGGCTCACCCCATGAGGCCCTTGTGTGGCTCAAAAGATTCACCGACGCGCTCGCCCGTCACTACGGCTTGGCGCGTTAGATCAAATATCATTGCGCAGCAAAAAGCTCTAACGTAGAAAAATGGAAGTGGTCGGATTGCATACTGATTCGGCGCTTCTTCTTTTGGGTTGTGGCAAATATTGAAGCCGGAGCGGTGCAAACGCTCCGGTTTTTTGCGTTTGAGGAGTGCTAATACGTGGCTGACAGGACCATAGTTCTCGCCACGAACAAGAGGCATGCCGTCCGGGGCCTAACCGTCGTCAACCCGCAAGAGTTTTCCGCCTACCAGGAAGACAACGACGACCTGACCTACATCGTGGACATGTCCAGCTATCTGGACGGCGCTACGATATCCAGCGTCACACGGACCCCGACCGGCGTCACGGTATCCAGCACCTCAAACACCACCACGCGGCTGACGCAGCGCCTTAAAGGTTTTGGGTTCGTTGACTTCGAGGTGGTGACATCCAGCGGGGATGTTGAACAGTTCAAGATTGTCATCAGATCCCGCACCCCGTCCGTTTACAGCCAGGCTGCATCAGTCCCGGAGGCTTCTTTGGATACCCTGACAGCCAATCGGACCTATTACGTCAGAGTGGGCGGTACGGATGGCTCATCGGGCCTTGTGAACACCGACGCCGGGGCATTTGCTACGCTCCAGAAGGCTTTGGACACCTACGCCGGATTGGATCTTGCTGGCTATACTGTCACGATCCAAATGGGCGACGGAACCCACACGACTGGCGGAAATCTCAGGGCGAACCCAAAGGGCGCATGGGCTTCTTTGCCGCTGCAGATCATTGGTAACACGTCTAACCCCGCTTCCTGCATCATCTCCACAACCTCCGCCAATTGCTTGAAGGTTGACGCTGGGGCGCAGGCTTACATCAACGGCTTCGAGCTTCGGGCGGCTGTATCCGGTCGCGGCCTTCTGTCGGTGGCGAACAGCTATCTGGTATTCGGCACATCCATGCGCTTCGGCGCTTGTGCGACTTACCACATGGAAGCCACGACAGGCGGAAACATCATTTCGCTTGGCGGCTATTCCGTAGTTGGGAATTCAGTTGCGCACCAGCACTGCACCAGCAACGGCCACATCCTGATTCAGTCTGGGACCGTCACCCTGACAGGCACACCAGCCTTCAGCGCCTACTACATCGGCATCAACGGCGCTTACGTGCAGTATGCCAGCACAGTCACCTTCTCAGGGTCAGCCACCGGCACGCGGTACTTCGTCCATGACAACGGCACGCTGTACACAGGCAACGACTTCGACCGGGACTATTTCCCTGGCAGTACAGACGGCAGCATGATTGGCGGCGGCATCGTGGACGATGTCAGCTCTGACACATGGCGGGTGATGGGAACGCTTGGGGCAACCGCATCAATCACCGGCACGACGAACGAGACAATCCTTTCCACAGTCACAATCCCCGGCGGCTCAATTGGCCCCAATGGTGTGATCCGCATCTATTCGCTCTGGTCCAACACCAACGACGCATCCGGCAAGACAGCCCGCATCCGCCTAAATGGCTTGGGCACTCAGGCAATCATGGGCGCGGCTCTATCGACCTCTGGTGTCTATGCCGACTATCGGCAGGTTCACAACGTCAACAGCGAGAGCAGCCAGAAGGTCATGCAGTTCACATACCTTGGGGGCTTTGGTGCCAGCACGACGCCAACAACCGGCGCAATCGACACGACCGCAGACATCAACCTCGTATTCACTGGCCAGCTTACAGACACAGCCGACACGATCTCGATTGAGGCTTACACGGTAGAAGTCTGCTACAGGCCGTGACGCAATAATATTTCAACATCAACAATTTAGGGTTCACAGCAGTGGCCTTTTCAAAAGGACAGTCAGGCAATCCTGGCGGTCGTGGATCAGACAAGCCTTGGCGCGAAGCCCTTCGCCGCGCATTGGCACGGAAAGCCGGGAAGGGGAAAGGCGTTGACCAGTCACTTGAACTCGTTGCTGACAAAGTGGTCGAACTCGCTCTTTCCGGCGACATTCAATGTATCAAGGAGATAGGCGACCGGATTGACGGCAAGGCTCATCAGTCATCAACGGTCACTGTGAAAGATGTACGCACAGCCACAGACGCAGAGCTTCTCGCCATCATCGCCGAGGAAGACAGCCGCGCAGGAACTGTTGAACCGCAGCAAGATACGGGGAAGCCTCACTGAATGGGCGCGCTTCAAGGGCTTTGAGCCTGCTGCGCATCACCAGTGCATTATCGACAATGTCGAAGCCTTTCTGGAGTCAGATGAAGAGGTTCTGCTGATCTTTGCCCCGCCAGGGAGCGCAAAGAGTACCTACATCAGCCACCTTTTGCCGTCTTGGTATCTCGGCAAGTATCCAAAGAACCAAGTCCTCTTCGGCACCCACAACGGCGAGTTTGCTGGACGCTGGGGCCGCAAGATCAGGAACGACATAGCCTTTGATGGGCACGTCCTAGGCATTGCCCTGTCAGGCGACAGCACAGCGGTTGACCGTTGGGCCTTGCAGTCGGGCGGTGAGTATTACGCGGTAGGTGCCGGGGTCGGTATCTCAGGCTACCGCGCAGACCTTGGCCTCATTGATGACCTCTTCGGTAGTCGTGAGGATGCGTTCTCGGAGACGATCCGCAGGAAGCGTTGGGATTGGTACAAGGACGACTTCTCAGCCCGTCTAAAGCCGGGAGCCAAGCGCATCCTGATTAACACGCGCTGGCATGAAGAAGACGTTGCGGGGCGGGTTCTGGAGCAGATCGCGTCAGGCGATGTCAAAGGCAGGGTCTTGGAGATCCGCGCAGAGGCAGAGCAGGGTGACGTGCTAGGGCGCAAGCCTGGTGAGTTCCTCTGGGCTGGCGATGCGAACTACGACTATCCCAGCTTCCTGAAGCAGCGGAAGCGGGAAACGACCGCGATGATGTGGGCGGCGCTTTATCAGCAGCGGCCTGCACCTGAAGACGGCGACTTCTTCCGCAGGGAATGGTTCAAGACCCATGACGAGCGACCCAAGGTCAACCTCTTCGGCACCTCTGACTTCGCTGTCACTGACGGTGGGGGCGACTTCACCGAACATGCCGTATGGGGCGTGGGTCCTGACTCAACCATATACGCTGTCGATTGGTGGCGTGGTCAGACAGACGCAGGTGTCTGGATTGAGAAATGGTGCGACCTCATCGGGAAACACAAACCGCTCACATGGTTTGCTGAGAGTGGTGTCATCAAGCGAGCCATTGAAGGCCCGCTAAAGAAGCGGATGGACGAGCGCAAGACGTGGGCGTCTATCGAGTGGGTGGCAAGCATCCACGACAAGCCGACACGGGCTAGAGCGTTCCAGGCATTGGCGGCTAACGGCAAGGTCAGCTTCCCCAAGTCTCCTTGGGCTGGCGAGGTTGTTGACCAACTCATCCGCTTTCCAGCCGGCAAGCATGACGACGCGGTGGACTGCTGCAGCCTGATAGGCAGGGCAGTCTACGAGGCATGGCCTGCGCTTCTGACGAAGGTGGATCACTCACGTAATCCGGTGGATCGTTACACGAGAAACCGCAGTTTGGCCGCTTCGGGCGGATGGAAGACAGCATAATGGCAAAGCGCAAGATTGCAGACCAGAAGGCCGAGGATAACTACCTCGAAACGGTAAAGCGCAAAGCCACTGTGTCGATGGACATGCTCGACGCTGCAAGGCGAGCGGCTCAGGTCTTCCAGCGGTACTACGACGGCGACCAGTGGACAGACAGCGAGCGCCGTGTGCTTGAGGCCCGTGGTCAGCCCGCACTCGCGTTCAACCACATCAAGCCCGCGATTAACGCCATCATTGGCATCGTGGAGCGCGGCCGCACAGACCCGAAGGGCTGGGGCCGAACCCCACAGGACCAAGAGGCTGCAGAGGTAGCCACGGACGGCCTGCGGTACGTCAGCGACGTGACCCGGTTCAATGCTACGGCTCGTGAGTGCCTGCAGGACTTCCTCATCTGGGGCGTAGTCGCTGGCATCAACGAAATCAACGAGGGCCAAGAGCCTGGCATTCGGCGCATTCGCCCTGAAGAGTTCTTCTACGATCCGTACTCAAGGGACAGAGACTTCGGTGACGCCCGCTACATGGGCATCGCCAAGTGGATGGATGAGCAGGACCTGATTGACCTGTATCCAGACGCTGAAGACAAGATTAAGCAGTCCTTTGACATCGCGACCACCGGCGACACTTTTAAAGACAGACCGAAAGACGGCTGGTCATGGATTGACGTGAAGTCCCGCCGCATCATGTGCTTTGAGATGTACAGCCGACGCGGTGGCATCTGGAACAAGTGCGTCTTCGTATATGGCGGCGTCCTCGAAGAAGGCCCAAGCCAGTACCTCGACTCCAAGACCAAGCAGCCGCGCAATCCTATCCTCGCTCAGTCCGCATATGTCGACATCGACAACCAGCGGTACGGCGCAGTCAAGGACATGGTCAGCCCGCAGGATGCGATCAACAAGGGCCGGTCGAAGGCAATCCATCTGCTGAACGTGGCGAAGCTTCGGGTAGAGCCTGGGGTTCTGGATGTTGACGCCATCCGCAAGGAATGGGCCAAGCCAGACGGCATTATTGAGGCCCGCGAAGGCCAGATTGAGGAGTTGGGCGACAGGCAGCTAACACCTGCCCACCTTGAGCTTCTGCGCGATGCCAAGGAAGAAATGCGCCGTCAAAGCCCCACACCGGGCATTGTAGGCCGTGGTGGTCAGTCTCAGTCGGGCAGGGCTATCCTTGCCGAGCAGCAGGCAGGCATGACCGAGCAGGCCCCGTTGCTGGCTGGCTTTGATGACTGGAAGCTCAGGTGCTACCGCGCCATGTGGGAGTCCATCAAGCAGTTCTGGACCGGGCCGAAGTGGATACGGGTCACGGACGACGAGAACGCCCCGCGCTTTGTTGGCTTGAACATGCCGGAGCCTGTGATTGACCCGCAGACGGGTATGCCACAGGTGGACCCGATGACCGGACAGCCTGTGATGAAGGCCAACAACCCGGCTGAGATGGACGTGGACATCGTCATCGACTCCACGCCTGACACTGCGGTCATCCAAGAGGAGCAGTTCCAGCGCCTTGCCGAGTTGGTACAGGCTGGAATGCCGATACCGCCTGACGTGCTGATTGAAGCCTCATCGCTGCCGAAGAAGAAGCTCATCCTCGACAAGCTGCGACAGGCACAAGAGCAGCAGGCTCAGCAGCCAGACATGGCGATGCAGGCCGAGATGCAGAAGGCTCAGATGCAGGCGCAGGCCAAGCAGCAAGAGCTGGCTATGCAGGCTCAAGCCGACGCGCAGGAACTGGAACGCCAAGACATGGCCGACCAGCGCAAGACCGAGCGAGCGATGCAATTGGCAGACCTGCAGTTCAAATACGACATAGAGCGGCTGAACCGTCAGGCCGAGATTGAAACCGGCAAGGCTCAGGCCATGCTGGAAATCAAGCGGCAGGAGAAGATGGCCGACCTTGAGTTCGGGATGCAGTCGAAGCAGATGGACTTCGAGTTCCGAGCACGTGACGCCGAATACAACGACAGCAAGAAGCGGGCAGAGACTGAGCAGGCAGTCATGCAGCCCGTCAAGCCTGACCGGACAATGGAAGCCTTGGGTGCTGGCCTTCTCGCCATCGGGCGGGGTCAGGAAGCCTTGGCGTCTGCCTTGTCCAAGCCAAAGCAAATTCTCAGAGGCCCTGATGGCCGCGCGCAAGGAATTACCTGATGCCTAAAAGCACATCTGCCAGCAATTCAATCCTGGCGCTTATCTTCAACGCGACCACGTGGAACGACATTGCGGAGAACGATAGCTCTAGCCCTGCCACAAACCTCTACCTGTCGCTGCACACTGCAGATCCGGGTGTGGGTGGCTCGCAGACGACGAACGAGACGAGCTACACCAACTACGCTCGCATCGCGATTGCTCGCACCACATCAGGCTGGGACATCCCGTCAGGCGGCGCGACGGCTAACGCGGCCTTGGCTCAGTTTGCACAGTGCGGCGCTTCGGGCGCTACGCTGACCCATGTCGCCATTGGCACGGGAGCGAGTGGCACGGGGCTAGTCTTGTATGCAGGCGCGCTGACCTCAAGCCTTGCGGTTGCTAACGGCATTCAGCCCCAATTCGCGGCCGGTGCTTTGGACGTCAGCGAGTCATGATTACGAAGACCGAGAAGCCACCGACCATCTACACCTGCAAGGAATGCGGTGTTCCCGTGAAACGCGAGCGCGATGAGTTTGTGCGCGGCTGCGAGTGCAATGGCGGCATTGTGGCTAGCCTGCACGCCACGGCGTACGGCGAGAGCAAGGTGGCGAGCTAAATGGCAGGCTTTGCCAATATCGCGGCATTTGTTGACGCTGAGATTGCTGGCAATACCACCTACGTATCCTATCGAAAGGTGCCTGCTGTCACGACAGTTGCGGGCGTCTGGTTTGATTACTCGATGGCTCCGGGCAATCCGGCCCCGCAGTATTACGCGGCGGCTCCGTTAGAAGCCAAGGTGATGACCCGTTCAGGTGACGGCGGCATCCAGCACGGTGGCAACGTATCGGGCGGGAAGAAGTACCTACGCAAGATTACGGCTATGGCAGTCACAGCCGCAGCGGTCCCGCAGCGTGTGACAATGCTTGATTACCTGATGTTTTACCCCTTTGCGGACATGGGCACGTCAGACAGCCAGGCGATGGTGAATAGCGAGGTATTGACCCGCTCGACTACGGGCGCAGGCGTGCGGATCATGCCCATTCTCGTGGCCCCGCACAGCTTGGTAGGCGACACATTCTTCGTGACTTACACGAACTCAGCGGGCGTTGGAAGCAGGGTTACACCGCTTCACACAATGACCACCGCAGCGAGCGTCAACGGTACATTGCTATGCACGCAGCAGGCACTTGCAGGCGCAAATGGTCCGTTCATGACGCTGCAAGCGGGTGACAGTGGCGTGCGGTCGATCGAGGCTGTGCAGTGCACGAATGGAACTGATGTCGGTCTGTTCACGCTTGTGCTGGTTAAGCCTCTGGCGGAACTGACAGTGAGAGAGATCACTGCTCCGACCGAGAAAGATTTCTACCTTGATGCCGGGAGCAAGCTTCCGGAGATCGAGGACAACGCATACATCAACTTCATCACCTGCCCCAATGGCTCACTGAGCGGCATACCGCTGATTGGTGATTGCTCATTCGTCTGGGCTTGAGGATTTTACATGCCAGGCTTTACCTCACTTGATGACCTGATTAACGAGATCAGCGTGAACGGGAAGTTCTGGCGTGCAGACTGGAACAAGCTGACGCATGCCGTCGGTACGCAGGCCGCAGGCACGTGGTACGCACTGCCCCATGCGACGGGAAACCCCGCTGCTATGACCTTGGGCGCAGTCGGCACAAACTTGGCCTTTCACCCAGCCCATGACCGCTTGCAGGGCTCCATCTATCACGGTGGCGATGTATCGACGGACATCAAGCGCATTCTCAATGCTTCGGCGTTTAGCGCGGCAGCTACGACAATGCCCGCCGTGTTCATGCTTGTGGATATGCTCGGCTGGCATCCGGTCACGACGACAACCACGACAGGCAACCAGGCGCTTATCAACTCCGCGACGGTCACGGCCTCTTCGTCTTCCGGCCTTCTCCTGACCTACGCAGGTTGGGACATTCAATCATATACCCCGCTTCGGTTCACGACGACCACAACACTGCCAACGGGCCTCTCACTCAACACCACCTACTATGCAGTCCGCGTGTCAGCCACGACTTGCCGCGTAGCTACTTCAATGGCGAATGTGGACACGGCAACGGTCATTGCCTTTACAGACGCAGGCACGGGTACGCACACGGCCACCATCTACCTTGGCGACCGCGCACCCACACATGGCGCAGGCGTGCAGGCTTACCTGACCCCATCCGTTGCACTCGGTGCAGGTACACCAAACGTGCAGATCACGTACACAGACGCAGCGGGCAACACGGGTAACACAACGCCCACAACACTCCCGATTTCAAACGCGACTGCGCCAATTGGGCAGATCGAATATTCAGGCACGGGCGCAGGCAAGTTTGGCCCGTTCATCCCGCTAGCGGCTGGTGATAGTGGCATTCGCTCAGTGCAGCAGTTCAGTTACAACGTGACCCACACGTCAGGCACTACGAACCTTGTCCTCTGCAGACCATTGCTCACACTTCCGATGACAACCGTGGGCGTTGCAGCAGAGCGCGACCTCGTGAACCAGCTTCCGTCCATGCCAAGGGTCTATGACGGCGCTTGCCTGACGTGGCTGATGTATGCGGGAGCGGCAACTCCGGTC